CGCCCATCCTAAGCCATTGCCGTTTCCTAAGCCACCACGGCAAGCTAGGGAAACGCAACGGCCCCATGCCTCCTGATCTACGTGCGTTCCTGACCCTCCATGCCACCGTTGGCGCCAGGGATGAGGAGGCCACCCGCCAGGTGCTGCGTGATGTGGCCTTGAACCTGCCCCAGCGCTCCGCTCACAAGGTCGTGAGCATGCTTGAGCGTTCGATAGGGATAGGTGCCCGGGTCTGGCTGCAGAAGCTGGCCTAGGTGGCTTCCCACCGAATTGAGGGATCAGAGCTGATCCCCAAGCGGGTCACAAAGAGTAGCTTCAGGCGCGAGATCATCAACGCCTGGCACGGCTGCTGCGCCTATTGCGGCTGCGAGCCTGAGAAGATCACGCTCGACCACGTGACGCCAAAGGCCAACGGCGGGATGACCGTTAGGAGCAATCTTGTTCCGGCCTGCGCAGAATGCAACGTCAGCAAAAACCACTGCGACGTGTGGGCCTGGTATCACGCGCAGCCGTTCCACACCGCCGCGAGGGAGGAGCGGATCAGGAGCTGGCTGCCCCCTGACTGATCACTTCGCCTTCATGCCTCCGCCCTTGGCTGGCTTCGGCTTCTTCGGCATGGCCTGCTTTTTGCCCTTGCCAGCCTTGCCCATGGCCATGCCCTTACCTGTTTTGTCGTTGTACACGGGATCACCGGTCACTGCCTGAGGTTTCCTGGAAACCTGCGCTAGATCGTGCGGCGCCATGCCCATCCCCGTCCTCAACAACCTGTGGCGGATCACCCCGAGGGATGACCGTGAGCTGATCAGGAGCTACGCGGGCTGGCCCCTTTCGGTGACCAACCTGACCGAGCTGACGGCGATCCTCAACCGAGTGGCGATCACCTCTTCCGCTGCTGTCGTGCAGGTGCAGAAATGGATCGACGAGATCGAGAGCCTGGAAGCGGACTACGCGGATCAGGTGGAGAGCGGAAAGGCGCACCTCAACAATGCCGCGAGCTACAAAGGCCCAACCCCTGGAAGGACCCTCAGCCGCGACGACCGGAAAAAGAAGGCCGACGTGTTGGAGTGGGACACCAGTCTGTTGATGGTGGAGTACGAAAGCGGCGGCGCTGGTGGGACGGCCGGCGCCGTGCTCGGCGGACGTTTGGAGTCCTTAAAGGGGCGGATCTTCCAGACGCTGGGGATTCAGCCGGTCAGCGGCTACGGCGGCGGAATGGCAGTGCTGGTTCGTAGCTGATGGCCACCGACTTCGCCGAATACGCCAACCTGCGGATGTTGTGGCAGCCGCCGGGGACGATCACGAACTTCCGTGCGGGGGTGCCTGCTGCAGGCCCTGCGGTGGTGGTCGAAGCCTTTACCAAGCCGCAAGGCAGGAGCGAGCAGGATCTACCGGGGGTGAAGGCGGGCTCACTAATGCTTGAAGGGTTCATCACCCGCTGGGCGCTGCTGGGCTCCGCAAGCTGGCTGGCGGCCGGTGCTTCCCTCGCGTGGGATGAGACGGGCTACAGGCCCGCTGGGATGCTGCCAGGAGCCACCGGGCAGGCGGTGCTCACCGATCTCACCGTGCTGCCCACACTGGCCAATGGCGCCGAACAGGGGCAGCTGCGGATCCTGGAGTTCCCGTTCGGGGTCGGCGGGATCGGCAGCGAGCTACGCGAGGCCCTGGGGGACAAGTTCAAGGCGGCCCTGTTTACCGCGATCTGAACCATGAGCATCCGAGTAGAAACGACGGTGACCGGCCCCGGCCCTGGGGAGCTGAACCAGATGCTGCAGGAGGTTGCCCGCAACACGCTGGTTGAGTTGTTCGGTCGTTACCAGGCATCGTTCAACCCCTCGGCGTGGAACTGGCCACGGGAGACAAAGCGGCGCGTGGGCACGGTCGGGAGCCCGCGCAACATCGTGGACATCGGCACCCTGCGGCAAAGCGGCATCTACAGCTTTACGGATCCCTACACGATGGAGGCCCGCTGGAGCGTTGACTACGCCACCGCCGTGCATGAAGGCGCTCGCCTGCGCAATGGCACCATCCTCCCGGCTAGGCCGTGGACTGACGCGGTCAGGGGTACGGTGCAGGTATCAGGGATCCCGGTGTTCCCACTTGGCCGGAAGCTGCAGCAGCGGATCCAAAGGGCGGTGGCGGGGTCTTAAGTTAAGCCCTTTGGATTGCGCTTTCTCTTCACCGTGATACTGGCTAATACGCAAAGATCATGAGATAGCCATGCGTGACCTAGGTTTGTGTCAAAAACAAACACATCACCTGGGCTAACCTCAAACGCTCCATGCTTTGTAATCAACTCTGGCAATGGGTAGATGCTGTTGTAGCTGCTTACAAGACAAGCAATGTTCACGCCGCATCCTGAGTCCGTGTGCCATTTAACGCTTCCGTTGACTGGCAGAAAGTTAACCGGAGCAAAGTGTTTCGCCAGACACGGTGCGTATCCGGCAGCGTTGGCAAGGGTTACAAGTGCAGGAAAATCCCATTCATCCAAAGATGCTGTAAATGATTCAACCTGGCCTACTTCAGCCATCTCTTCCCAGTTGCGTTGCGGATGTTGAAAGTTATCAATCCTGCCTATCAGTCTTGGTTTCATTGGCGTCTTAGGGCGGGTGGTGGTGGTGAATAGGTGCCGAGGGAAGGCGGTGGCTGGCAGCGGTCAGAAGGATCAGACGCTCGTGCCTGCCAGCGCAGCCCCCCAGCCCCCACATCATAAGCCATTGCGGTTGCCTAAGCCACAATGGCAAGCTGTGAAAACACAACAGCACCGTGCCGCTTCCCTTTGTCACTGCGCCAGAGATCCGGGTCGAGCAGGTGGGGGACGAGACCACCGGCATCCTGGAGTTCCCCGTCTTCAACAGCCTGCTGGCTGGGGAGCGGATGATGCTCGACGAGATCGACTACCAGAGCACGGTGAACGAGCAGACCCACCGGCTGGCCCGCATCATCCAAGAGATGGACGAGCTACCAGAGGTTGACGCCAACCTAGTGGCCGCTCGCCTGATGGCCCGCCACATCGGCATCCCGGTAGTGCTGGAGCCTAAGGAGGACTACATCCGCCAGCGTGAGCACCGCCTGATCCGCGATATTGACAACCGCCTGTCAGCTCAGAACGAGGCGCAGGTCACCCGGCTGGTCACCGCAGCGGTCCGCTACCGCCTGGGCAAGGTCGATCCCGACTGCGCAAAGTGGGACGACAACGACACTCGCAACCTCACCGAGGGGCTGCGCAACGCCATCTATGCCTTCATGCTGCGCGAGCAACGCGGCGGTGCCGCACCGGCTGATCCTGTGGCAGCGCTGCAGCTGATGGCCGACAGCCTGGGAAAGCCCAACCTCCCGCCGACTGGGGAGCCATCTTCTGGCGACTCAACGATCTCTGGCCCCACAACCCAGCCTTTACCCGCGAGCGATTCGCCTGGTGCCCCGAAACCTTCATCTGGTCGGCGCTTGAAGAAGGAACCAACCTCCTGAGGGAACGCCTGCACGCGGCAGAGCGGCCGATCGCCAACTTCCACGCCTGGTATGCCAGCGCTCACCGGGACCCCGAGAAGCGCCGCGAGCCGTTCACGATGGAGGAGTTCTGCTGGTTCCTGCCGCCCAAGAATCAGGACGCTGCCGAAGGACCCCCTGCTGTAGCTGGTGCCGCGATGCTGGCCCTGTGCGAGCAATGCCAGGTGCCGGGCTTCGCGATGGCCTTCTACGACGCCCTAGCCACCGCCGGGGAGGGGATGCCACCGCCAACGCTGCTAGCGCTGTTAGCAGACGATGCCCTGTTGCTCGCACCAGAGGAACACCAGGACGGCTGGCGGGGGCTGCTGCTGGCGGAAGACACTGCAGCGGGGCAGGAGCGGGTCTTTAGGCTGGCGGACGATCCGCAGCAACTGGTGACCCTGCAAGTGCCACCCGCTCCCGATGCTGCAGCGCCAGCATGGGCGGCGGCAAGCTCATGGCTGCCCATCGTTCGATCTGGCGATAACAATCCTCCACCGCCTGCGCTGCAGCCTGAATCGACGTGAAGTAGCCCAGGCTCCACCGCCTTCCGGCCCACCACACGCGAGCCTGATATGGGCGCCGTGCGTTGTGGGGGCAGTGGGAAACGCCGCGAGGGTAGGAAGCCATGCCTCAGCTTTCCCGGCTAAGCCGCTGAGGCGTCTTAAGCCGTGGCGGGAACCTGCGAGGTAACGCACCGGCAGCGCCGGCAGGATCATGACTCAGGCATGGGAACAAGCCTACGGCTTTAGGTTCTTCTTCACCCCCCTCAAGTCTTCGGCGCTTGACCTCACCCGCGTCAACCTCGGCGGACTTGGAACCGGCAAGTTCATCGACAACACCACCCTACAGAGTTCCACCGCCAAGGTGATCACCGCTGGCACGGGTGACACGTTTGCCTTTGGTGTTGG